GCCATAGTATCCTCCTAGTTTTTTCTACATAGTCTCTAGGGCGTCGACTATACGCGTCTATGCAGAAATTAATTTATGTATAGTGATTATTTTATATATCAAATTATAAAATAGTGCAAGAAATCCCTACAGAAAAAAGGTCATTTTTAACAATGTGTTAGTCCTAATTAACCAGCGTAAAGATGAATTTCACCATCTCTAGGATTGCTGTGGACTTGCTCTTCCTGTTGTCTAATGATTGATCTAATAACGTTTTTGATCTCATCACCAAGAACAGACATTTCAGGTGTTATTTGTCCCTTGTTTTCAAGAAACAACTCGTTCCATCTAGACTCGAGTTTCAGTTTCTTCGCGAACAGCACCATGTTTTCCTGAGCCATTATAAACCTCCTCATAGGTTATATAAAAACCATTTACAGTACTTGAATACTGTAGATCATTTTTTTCCCAATCTATATCAGATTTTCCTAGAAAGTCAATGATGGGTTTATTAAGCTCATCAGCAGAGTTTATCTCTTTATCACTTTCTATTTCAAATTTGGTTTGAAGATGTTTTGTAAATATTTTTATTAAGTATTTATATTTCATAAGTTTTTCTTTCTATCAAAAAAGAAGGGGCCCATCAAGGGCCCCTTCAAAATAATTAACACTCGAAAGTATTAAGCACCTTCAACACCGAAGATACCTCTAGGGTCAGAAACTCCAAAAGAGTATCTTTCTCTAGCTTTGTATCTCATGTTTCCAGTATCAAAATCACCTTCCATCTTAGTAGAGATAGGTGATCTTTCAAAGTACTTCATACCATTTGGCACGTCTGTAACGATGTAGAACGCATCAGTGTCTGTTAGGAAATTGTTAACCACATAACCTTGTGGAATCATTCCCATAGAACCAATTGCATTGATATCGTTATCAGCAGTTCCAACTCTTTGTGCAGACTTCATTAATCTCTCTGCTGTGAATTGTAATTCACTTGGAATAATCATTTTCATTCCTTTAGCAGCGATCTTAAGACCTCTCTCGTCAGTCATCGCAGCAATGTCGATTAAAGACTGTTCAAGAGACGTTTCGTTTAAGTCAGCTTGAGTAGTTAAAGTGTTTTGGTAACTACCTGCGATTGTTGGGTGAGCAGTGTTAAATAAAGAAACACCGTCGCCTGAATCAAAACCATCAGTAGTTGGTAATCCTTGAATTAAAGGATTAACAGCTTTAACTTGTTTTGTTTGTGCCATTGAACGAGCTAACGCTTTTGTATATCTTGAAGACAATCTGTCATACAAGTTATCTTCAATCGCTTCTTCAGTGATTGAGAACGCTAAAGCTACAGTTTCATGAGTGTATCTTGCAGTGAAAGTCTCTTGAGCATTGTCAAAAGTAACACCAGAACCCTCAGGTTTAACCTGTGCTTGAGCGAAACCTGATAACATCACTTCTTCTTCAAAAGCTCTGTCTGAAGTTTCCTTCGTATAGATTTGCTCGTGTTGGTTTTCGTATTGTTTGTATTCCAGACCGAATAAAGCATTCAAACCTGGCTCTAGTTCTTTAACTAGTTGTGATCGTGATATCGCCATAATTTATACTCCTTATATTCCGGCTGTTTGTTTCAAGAAGTGTTCGTTGATAGTAACGACTACGTTCGCGTTAGCTGAACCTAATTCGTTATTTTCAGGATCTTTTGAAACACCAATGATTTTTAACTGAGCTGCAGTTGCTGCCATAGTTCCAGAAATTTCAGTTTTTGAAACATAGCTTGGTGAGCTACCTGCAGTGTACGCAATGTCAGCACATAAACCGATATCTGCAGCGGCTACTGTACCAGCACTTTGTACCTCAAACCTTTCATAAGGATCATCCGCTACGAAACCGACAATGTCAGTCGCAGTGTTTGAAGCCTCTAAATGGTTTGCCCATGTTGGTTTGTTTGTTGAAGCGTCAGTATAGAATACACCGTTTAGTGATCCTAATAAAACATCGCCTGCTGCCGCTACACCAATAGTTCCAGTTGCTAACATTTCAACTGGGTCCCATTGATAAATAGCTGTTGCAGAAGCTGCAATGCTGTATTCGGATAAACCTTGAGCGTCTCTATTCTGACCAACTTTTCCTATTGCTTTCAATCCGAAAGCGGCGTCTTTATTTGCCATAGTTGTGTCCTCCTATTAGACATTTAGTTTAGTTTATCCTTTGATGGTTAGGAATAGTTAAAAAATTAACTCTTCTTTGAGCCACCGAAGGTTACACGTGTTTGTCGATCTTGATTGATCGGCATACTTGGGTGCTGCTCCTTCATAAGATCGTTTTCAACTGCTAAATCTTGATCTTTACCTTGCTGTGCAAAGTAATCTGATCTTGATTTTGCGATCTCTTCCGGTACCCTTGTCAGCACAAGGCCACCAACTCCGATCACTCCCTTGTATTTTCCATCTTCAACGACTGGATAATCCAAATCTGGGTATTCATCAGCACGAACCATTTCGTAACCTGATCTTAATCTTCCAGCAACGTTTTTAGTGTCCTGGAAACCCATAGATTCTACTCTTACCCATCGATGTCGATACCCGTTAGGGGCAGGGGGTGCATCTAAAGATGACGGTGGAGACCAGACTTTTGTTCGAGCTTCTTTTTCTCTAGTCTGACTCGCACGAGAAGCTCTTTTTTCATTTTCATTACTCATATGCTATTACTCCTTCGTGGTTAGCTTTAATTGTTTCGCATATTCTTCTAGTGGCACACCTAATTTTTTAGCTATTGCTACCTGTGACGGTGTGAGTCGTACAGATTTGCGACCAGGTTTACTACTTCTGTTTGCCGAAGCAACAACTTGAGTAGGTCTGCTTGTCGTATTTGTATCTACACTACCAAATTTATGCGGGAATTCAAGTTTTATTCTTCTATCTATTTCAGAATAATACTCGTCCGATTGTGGGTCATAACCTTCCTCTTCAACTAGCTTTTTATGCAAGCCGAATGCGGTATAAGTCATAGCCTCGTCTTGACCAAACCATGAGTTCTTTTGAGCCCAAGATTGAGCTTTTGGATCTGGGTTGATCGGTTGTTCCTGAATTGGAGCAGGTTGAGCTTGAGGTTGTTTTACCTCAGTTTCTTGTGCTTTTGTTTCAGGTCTGGCTTTTATCTCAGCTAATCTTGCTTCTTCATATCCTAATTTAGATATTTCAGTTTGAGCAGCAATCTCAGCTTTCAAATCACCATCTTCTCTAGCTTTAGCTAATTTACTAGCCGCAGCTTCCATAGAAGATTTAATCCTATTTTCCATTTCAGATACATAACCTATATCTAATTTAGAATATTTGGATTTAAGAAGTTCTTGCTCAGTTTGAACTTTTTTTGCATATTGCAAAGCCGCTTCTTCACGTCTCTCTGCTTCACGCATTTTTTTAGTTAACTTCGCTATTCTTCTTTTTACTCCTTCAGAGTAATCTTCTAATTCTTTCTTTTTTTCTTCGTCAACTTTCTTTTCTTCTGTTCCTTGGTCCGTGGTTGTGTCTGCTTGAACAGTAGACTGTTCATCAGATTTCTCAGCTGAGTCATTGGACTCAGTACTGTTATCGTCAGTTGTTTCATTTGATACCTCTATGTTTGATTCAGGTGTTTGTTCCTCCGGTAATTCAACCTCGGCTCCTGGACCAGATGTATCTATGTCAACTGTTTTTTCTTCTACGTTTTGCATAGTCTTCTCCTATGTTAGAATTGGTGGAAAATATCTTCCGGGTTTTCCACTGTGGCTAATACTTCATCATCATTTAGAAGTCTAACCTCCCCGCCATCGATTTGAATTCGGCTTCCTGCATAACGCGCAAAGATTACCCAATCCCCCTTCTTGCACCAAGGACCTTCAGGAAATTTTTCCTTATCATAACAATGTGGTCCCATAGCAAGAACTAAACCGCAAGTCGATGCAACTTGTGATCGTTCAATAGACTCGTCAGCTAAAAAAATTCCACCTTTAGTTTTTTCTTTTGCTTTAAAAGGTAGAATCAACATTCTCCAACCTGTTGGTTTCGGAAGTTTAGTAGATGCTTTGTCTTTTATTGAATTATGTTTATCAATAGCTTCTTCAGCTTTTTTATTTTCTTCGTTGTACTTTTCTTCAAGCGCTAATTTAATCTTTGGGCTTTCCGAAGTCGACGACGTTTTCTGGTCTTTCAGTATCATTTTTTTTATCCTCCTTTGGATTTAGCAGGTTTGATATTTCCTGTTCTATTAATTGTAAGGCATGTGCCTGTCCTAAAAGATATCGATATTGTTCCATATCTTTTACTCCTCCAGCAACCATAGTTTCACCTATAGACTGGTAAGAATCTCTTATTTTTTTTCTAAGTGTGGGTACGAAAGTTTCTAGTGTATAGTGTTCCGACATTTAACATTTCCATCTTCTGCGAGCCTGTCTTAGTCTTGAGTTTGGATCTTTCGCAGCTGAAGGAAATTTTTTCATTTGGCCAGCACTTCTAGCACAATATGATTTACGTCGATTAGCAGCTTTTGATCCTGGCTTGACTTTTCCAGTGACCGCTGTTTTTAATTTAGATCCAGGGTTTTCACGTCTGTATCTTGCAACACCAGCTTTAGTCATACCTGCTCCAGTTTTAGTGGAACGAAAGTATTTCTTAGTTTTTGGTGGTTGTTTATCAGGTGTTCTAGCCATAATAAATTCTATTATTAACTTCTTTTTGATTTTTTTGCAAACGTTTTTACGTTTGTTGGTTTTGGTCCAGTATTACCTGCAGCTCTTTTTCTTCTAACCGCAGAAGCTTTTTGAGATGAAGACATCGATCTTGCTTTTGCAAGCGGAACACATTTTGGATATTTTCTTTTTGATCCTTTTGATCTTCCGCATGGCTGATACTTGCCATTCTTTTTTGGAGCTCCAATATCTACCCATTTTTCGTTGACCCATTTTCTAAGTCCCATTATTTTTTCTTTTTAGTTTTTTTCTTACCACCTGGTTTTATTTTACCAGAACAAACTGCAGACCCATACATATTAGCATATGCAGATGGATATACTTTAAATTTTCTTTTAGCCGCAGCTTTTCCTTTTGCGCAAAGTTTAGCCATTAGCTTTTACTTCCTCCAATGTATCCACCTATAACTCCAATCAATCCTGTAACTGACATTTTCATAAGTGTAATTACAGATTCATCTACAGGTCTATTTTCTTCTAGTGCTACAATATAATCTCCAATAATAATAGTACCCAATAAAATTAGAACACCAGTTGTAATTAATAATATTACTATATCTTTAAAATTTTTAATCATTATTTTTTCTTCTTTCTGGTAACTACTATTTTACCATCTTTTTCTACAACTTTCATACCAGCATTTTCAGTATGTTTTTTAAGTTGTTTATATTTTTCAGACGGTGTTAATTTTTTAGCCACAAGCCCTCATTCCTTTTTTGTAGCCCATTCTTTTAGCTACTTGTGGAGCTTTCTTTTTAAGAGCTCTTATTCCTTTACCTTTTTTACCAGCAGGAATTTTCTTTTTTGGTTTATTCATATTTTCTCCTATTTACGTTTTATTAAATCTGTTGCTTTAAGTCCGTAAACGCTCGCAATGACGCCCACGAAAATTGTCTGATACCAAAAAGGTAGTTGTGAAAAATAATCGAAGAATAATTTCATTTTTTCCATCGCACTTGGGTCTTCTGAAAATACTGCCCAACTTAACATAACAATTGGAGCCGACAATAATAATAAAATGAACTCGTCTTTCCAGTCCGAATTTCTTGATTCTAACAATTTGCCCTGGTAAGCTTCCTCACCTCGAGCCATTTTTTCAGCATGACGCATTTGTGCATCCGCCATTAACATTTTTGTCTTCTGACGGTTTTTAAAAATATGTGAGCCTGCTTGTGCGGCTAATTTAATAGCACTGAACCACATATTAGTACCACTTAGCGATTCTTACTTTTTCTGGCATTACTTTTTGTCCCTTTACTTTTTCAGACATGACTTCACCAGCTTTAGGAGTTGGTATTTCTACTCCACCAGTTGGGTATTCTGCCTTAACTTTGCCGCCTTTAGGCATAGGAACTTTTTTTTCTAATTTATCAAACTTATTCATTTTTTTCTCCTAGTTTTACTCTTTCCAGCTTCAGAAAGAGCGATTGCTATTGCTTGTTTTCTACTTTTAACAGGTTTTTTAGATTTTCCAAT